ATAGAAAAGTTATTGAAGTTAAAAAGTTAGAAACTAAAGATCATTTATACGATTATTATCTCCCGGTGACAAATAGCTTTTATGCTGAGTGCCATAGACAGCACAATTCTATACCTAGAGACATCTTTGAAAATGTTGTCGCTGGTTTTGCTGCCGTTTCCTCTTCTCCTATAGAAAAAGTAAAACAAAAGGCTAGAGATAAAAAAGCAAAAGAGCTTGGTATTAATTTATCTGAAAACCTTTCAGAAGAAATAGAAAAGTCAAACCAAATCGTTCTTTCTGGCACTGCTTATTATGACTTTAACCACTTTGCTGATTACTGGAAAAGATATAAAGCAATAATAAATAGTAAGGGCGACCCAAATTTATTAAAAGAAGTTTTCGGTGAAGAGCCATCCCCAAGCTTTGATTGGAGAGAGTATTCGATAATTAGAATACCAGTAGATAAATTGCCAGAAGGGTTTATGGATGAGGGTCAAATATCAAGGGCTAAGGCTACAATTCATTCTGGAATATACAATATGGAATATTCCGCATGTTTCACCACTGATAGTCAGGGCTTTTTTAAACGAAGCTTACTTGAAGCATGTACATGCTCTCAGCTTAAGCCCGTAAAACTTCCGTCTGGAGATGTTCATTTTGGTGCGATGCTGAGAGGCGACCCAAAAAAGAAATACATATTTGGCGTTGACCCAGCTTCCGAAGTTGATAATTTTAGTATAGTTGTGATAGAGCTAAATGAGGATCATAGAAGAATAGTTCATAGCTGGACAACAACAAGACAGCAGCATAAAAACCAAGTTAAATCAAAGATTGTTGATGAAGATGATTTCTATTCTTATTGCGCAAAAAAAATAAGATCATTAATGCGCGTATTTCCTTGTGTTGAAATCGCTATTGACACTCAAGGCGGCGGCATAGCGGTTATAGAAGCTCTACACGATAAAGATAAAATGCAAAGGGACGAGGTGGCTTTGTGGCCAATAATAGATGAAGATAAACCAAAAGATACTGACGATAATAATGGGCTACATATATTGAGGCTATGTCAATTCGCAAAGGCTGATTGGCTCGCAGAAGCTAATCATGGTATGAGAAAAGACTTTGAGGATAAGGTTCTTTTATTTCCATTTTTCGATTCTGCTAGTATAGGTGTTTCTATAGAGGAAGACAAAGCCGCTAAGAGAGTGTATGACACACTAGAAGACTGTGTTATGGAGATAGAAGAATTAAAAGATGAACTATCTATGATTGTCATGACACAAACTGGAACGGGAAGAGAAAGATGGGATACACCAGAAATAAAGGTTGGGACCGGGAAAAAGTCCAGACTAAGAAAGGATAGATATTCTTCTTTGCTTATGGCCAACATGTCTGCAAGATCTTTTGTAGTTAATAAAAATATTGTAGAGTACGGCACAATAGGTGGTTTTGCTAGGAGTGATAATAATAGCAGATTCAAAAATGAGAAGCTTTTCTATGGTCCGAATTGGTTTACAGAAAAGATGCAAGATGTATACTGATTTGTGTATGTAATATTACAATGCTATTGCCAATTCTATTAACTGGAGATCAATACTAATGACAAAAGAACCCATCTATAGAACGTGGGACAACGAATCTCAAAAACAGGACGCATACAATCAGACCTTTGACAACATAGATGCTTATGCTGGGATACAAAAGGCCGAAGCTTACGCCAGAAGAACCAGTTATATAGATATTGAGCCAAATAGAACGGTAAGAACTGGATTCTTAAGAGAGGACTATGATAATTTCAGGCCGGGAGAGCACATATCTAGCCATCAGAAGCGTATTATCAAAATGTGTATGCAGGCATATGATAAAGTTGGCATAGTTAGAAATGTTATAGACCTTATGAGTGACTTTGCCGCACAGGGCTTAACTATTGTTCACCCAAATAAAAATGTAGAAAAATTTTATCGCAAATGGTTCGTGCAAATTGGCGGAATAGATAGATCAGAAAGATTTTTAAATTATCTCTATAGATGTGGTAACGTTGTAGTTAAAAGGCGAACCGCTAAACTCAACAAGAAAAAAGAACAAGAGATAATCAAGTCTAGTGGGGCAGACGTAAAAATAGAAGATATTAATGTAAAAAGAAGAGAGATACCTTGGGTTTATGATTTTCTCAACCCCGTAGCTGTTGATATTGTTGATTACGGTGGTCAGGTTATTGGAAAACCTCAATACGTTCTTAATATATCTAAATATACTTATGAATCTCTACTAAAGAGCACAGATAGCAATAGAACCATATTTAAGACTCTGCCAAATGATCTTCAAAAGAGATTAGTAAATGGCGATAGAAGAATACCGCTAGATCCAGAAAATGTTTCATTCTATCACTACAAAAAAGACGATTGGCTTCTATGGGCCAATCCAATGATTTACGCCATCCTAGATGATATTATCATGCTAGAAAAAATGAAGCTTGCTGATTTGGCCGCTTTAGATGGGGCGATTTCAAATGTTAGGCTTTGGACTATCGGTGATCTAGAGCATAAGATTATACCAACAAAAGCCGCGATTAACAAGCTTAGAGATATCTTAGCTAGCAATGTTGGCGGTGGCACTATGGATCTAGTTTGGGGTCCAGAGTTAAAGTTTACGGAAAGTCAATCTCAAGTATATAAATTTTTAGGTTCAGAAAAATATCAGCCAGTACTTACAAGTATTTATGCCGGTCTTGGTATTCCGCCAACCCTAACTGGGGCGGCGACAAATGGTGGATATACAAATAATTACGTATCATTAAAGACACTAATAGAAAGACTTGAATACGGCAGAGAAATCTTATCTCAGTTCTGGAGATCCGAAATAGAGATAGTAAGAAAGGCTATGGGCTTTAGGCTACCAGCGGAAATACATTTTGATTCGATTGTGCTATCAGATGAAGCCGCCCAGAAACAGTTACTTATTCAGCTTGCCGATAGGGATATCATATCTAATGAAACATTACTTGAAAGATTTAGGGAGATACCGAATATCGAAAGAGTCAGAGTTAAAAGGGAGGAAAGAGATAGAAGGGCCGATAATATGCCAGATAAGGCTAGCCCCTATCATAATCCACAGCTTAGGAATGATATTGTGAAGATAGGTCTTAATAAAGATATGATTGATGATACATATCTAGAAGAGATGGGTATACCAACAAAAGATAGAGAAGAAAGCCCGCCTTCAAATTCACCGCAACCACAACAGCCATCTTCTCCAGTTAGAGAGGCCGGAAGGCCACCAGCTTCAAGAGATAGTGGTCCAAGAAAACAAAAAAGAGTATTGCCAAGAAGCGGTGAAGCGACTGTTGCTACCCTATGGGCTATTGAAGCACAAGACAAAATATCAGAAATATTAAACCCAATCGCCCTTCAGCATTTTAATAAAAGCAACGTAAGAAGTTTAAACAAAGATGAACTATCAAAGCTAGACAAACTAAAAATATCAATTTTAGCAAATCTAGAAATCTTCGAAGATGTGGATGAAGAAAAGGTTAAATCTCTACTAGATAAAAACCCATCAATCCCAAATGATTATCTTTCACTTGCCCAAAACCAAATAGAAGAGTTTAAATCTCAAAACAACAGATCTCCAAATCTAAATGAGATAAAATTCATTAGAGGTTCAGCTTTAGTAGAGTGCTCAAAAAATACACAATAAACGTCACTTGTAAAAATTTTTGTGTAATATTACTTTGGAGGTTATTAGCCAAATATGAAAATATATCCAATCGAAATATCTGACGGCTTAGAAGAAGCAATAGCTAGTTCTAATAGTGTTGCTTATTGTTCTGTAGCTGAAAAATATAATCCAAATGGTCAAGAAATAGAACAGATTTCAAAGTCTCAGGCTTTGGATATGGGCAATGAAGATCAGTTGGATCTATTTTATATGAAGTCTATTTTAGTCAGCACTGGATGGAACAAGAACGATGATGTTTTTGATCCGGGCGAACTTTGGGCGGCTAGAAATACTCCTGAAGATAAGCCATTTAATTTCATGCATGACGAAAAAGATATAATCGGCCACATCACAGGAAATGTTGTTGTCGATTATGAAGGCAATAAAATAGAAGAAAATACACCAGAAGTACCCAGCGAATTTAATATTCTTACTACTTCGGTAATATATACATCTTGGACAGAACAAGAGCAAAAAGAAAGAATGCAAAAAATTGTGTCCGAGATAGAAGAAGGCAAGTGGTTCGTTTCAATGGAATGTTTGTTTCCTGCTTTTGATTATGCTTTAGTGGATGATAACGGCAAAACAAGTGTAATCCCAAGAAATGAAGCTTCTGCGTTTTTAACAAAACATCTAAAGGCTTACGGAGGAACCGGAAAATACCAAAACTACCAAGTTGGCAGGCTTTTAAGAAACTTATCGTTCTCTGGTAAAGGCTTAGTTTCAAGGCCAGCTAATCCTCGTAGTATTATTCTGGAAGGAAATAAACTTTTCGATGAATCAAAGGCATATGCCTTAGAAATACACTCACTCAAGGAGAACGAAATGTCAGATAATCTTAATCAGCAGATTATTGATTTGCAGAAGGAATTAGCTGAGACTAAAGCTGCTAATCAGTCCCTTAAAGAAGAAGTTTCTAACAGCAAGAGTGCTGAATTTGAAACAACTATTAAGGAACTAACAGCTTCACTCGCAGCTAAGACAGAAGAAGTCCTTCAGCTAACAGAAGCTGCTAAATACTCAAAAGAAGATATGGAAAAGAAGAAAGAAGAAATGACCGCTATGCAGAAGAAGATGAAAGATATGGAAGAAGAGCTAGCAGTCATGAAGAAAAAGGAAGCAATGATGAAGCGTAAGGCTGAACTAGTTGATGCTGGTCTTGATGTCGATTCGGCAACATCAACAGCAGAAGATTTCAGCGATGCGGATGACGAAGTTTTTGGTAGAGTTCTAGCAGCTATTAAGAAGTCACTTTCTATTTCTGCTGCCTCAGTGAACGAAGAACCAAAGACTGAAGAAGTAAAAGAGCTAGATGAAGAAGTTGATTCTTCAGAAGCCAATGAAAGCGATCTTGATTCGGTAGAAGAAACCAAGGAAGTAACAATCGCAGAAGTAACAGTAGAAGACGAAACAGAGTCGCTACGTGCGGTTGCTAGTGAATGGCTTGGTTCTGTTTTAAGATCAACACCAAAGAACAAGTAAGAATTAACTTTTTAAAAGGAGAATTAATAATGGCTCTAAAATCTGATAGAAGTGTCTTGCAGACAGATATTTCATTCTTTATGAATGAAGCCGCAACTAGAGGTGGCGTTGTAGCTGTTAGCACTGGTGGTTCCGGTGCCGCTATGGATAACGGTGCTGCTGTTGTTACCTATGCTGCCCTACCATCTGGTAAGGTTCCTGTAGGTCTTCTTCTAAATGATATGGTTGATATTGATCTAACTCGTCAGCATCTTAACCAGCATAAGGATGAAGTTCAGAAGGGTGGTAAAGTTACCGTTCTACAGAAGGGTTTCGTTGTAACAGACATGCTTGAAGGCACTAGCCCAAGTGCTGGTGATCCTGCATATCTAGCCCATAGCGGTAAACTATCTGTTACCGATCTTTCTAATGACGATACAGACGCGGATGGCTCAACAAGAGTTGTTGGTCGGTTTCTTTCCGGCGTCGATGAAGATGGCTATGCCAAAGTCTTCATAGACCTTCCTAACACAAATGTCTAAGAATAAGTAAAGGAGAAAATTAAAATGAAGAATAGACCAACACCTGAGTTTATCGAATTGCTAAAGCGTTCTGGTAGCTCTGATAAAGCTGTTGCAGTTGCAGCTCAGAGAGAGATCGCTAAGGCACTAGAGACTCCACTTCGTAAGGGCGTTCTTTTCGGTGACGTTGTTACCTCAATCTTTGAGGCCATGCCACTAGAGCCCGGTGCAAGTCCAGAGTTTCCACTTGATCTTCTAGCCCCCGGCACTGAAGCTGATCATGTGGCTTACACTAATCCCGGCAACGGTAGAATTCCAGAAAGACACGTTGAAGGCGATTATGTCATGGTTAACACCTATGGCATGACATCATCAATTGACTTTCTTCTAAAGTATGCCCGCGAAGCAAACTGGAACGTTGTATCACGCGCTATGCAGGTTCTAGAGGCTTCTTTTGTTAAGAAGATCAATGATGACGGCTGGCACACTCTTCTCGCAGCCGCTGTTGATCGTAACATCCTTGTCTTTGACAACGATGCTGGTGCTGGACAGTTCACCAAGCGACTCATTAGTCTTATGAAGACTGTTATGCGTCGTAATGGTGGCGGCAATAGCGTAACTGCTCCCGGTCGTCTTACCGATCTTTATTGCTCACCTGAAGCAATTGAAGATATTCGCAACTGGGGTATTGACCAGCTTGATGAAGTTTCACGTAGAGAAATTTATGTTGCTTCTGATGATGGTCCAGCTATCACCAGAGTATTCAGTGTGAACCTTCATGATGTGTTTGAGTTTGGTGACGGTCAGGAATATCAGACCTACTTTACTAGCGATCTTGGCGGCTCAATTGAGGGCAGCGATGTAGAGCTTGTAATTGGTCTTGATCAGAACCAGAACGACAGCTTCGTAATGCCAGTTAAGAAGGAAGTTGAGATCTTTGAAGACGAAACTCTTCATCGTCATCAGCGTCAGGGCTATTACGGCTGGGCTGAAGTTGGTTTTGGTGTTCTTGACAACAGAAGAGTCCTTGCTGGCTCATTCTGATCAGTCACACCTAATGGGAAAAGCCGCTCCGAAATGGGGCGGCTTTTTTCTTTTATGTGTATATT